GATATCAACAATGACCGCATGCCTTGCCGTATTGACGTGTTGTATGGCGCTTCGGTGATTCGTCCAGAAATGGGCGCTCGCCTCTGGGGCTAACAGAACGGGGGGAATAATCCCCCCTTCTCTCAATTTGTTTAAAAGGAAAATATCATGGCTCTCCCTTCTATTGGTGGCGGTCGTCAAATCGGTGATGGCAACGTCAACGAGGTTGTTCTCAGCACTCAAGGTGCTCCTGCAACAGCAACGGCAACGGCAACGCTGACCATTGCTCAACTTGTCACCGGCATTGTTCTGGGCAGTCCAAGCACCAGCGCGGCAACGTACACTCTGCCGACTGTTGCTCTTACCGAAGCAACGCTTGGCAATGCGAAAGTCGATAGCTCTTTCGACTTCTCGGTGTGCAACGTTGACGGCTCTAGCTCTGGCGTTATCACAATGGCAATCGGTACTGGCTGGACTATCGTTGGCCTTGCAACCATCGCTGCAACTGCTGGCACTACTGGACGCTTCCGCGCCCGTAAGACTGGCGCTGGTGCATGGACGCTGTACCGTTTGAGCTAAACTTTACGGGGGCTTCGGCCCCCTTTTTAGAAAGGAATCATCATGGCAAATAGCAAGCCTATTGGTGTAGCGTATGAGGATCAGCAGCTTGATGGCGCGGTCATGGGTAAATCGGGTGGTACTGCAAGCTTTTACGGCGGAACTCCGGTTGCTCAAGGTGCCGCATTGACTACTCAACTCACCTCGATCACTCACACCGCACCTGGTACGCCTGATTATGCGCTGCAAAACCTGACGCAAACTACCCCGTTCGGTTTTGTCACAGCAGATGAAGGCAACACCGTATTATCGGTAGTGGCTAACCTGCAAGCACGACTGGCGCAAGTTGAAGCACAGCTTGAAGCAATCAACATGATCGCAGCAAACTAACGATCCTACCCCAGCAATGGGGTGGGACAAGAACATGGTTATCTATTTAAAACATCCTCAGCACGGGTCAAAAGTTGCAATTTGTGACGCCGAGGCAGAATATGATGAAAAAAATGGATGGGTGCGTTATAATCCCGATACGCCTTCGGCTCCAGTTGAAGCGGCTCCCGAAATAGATGAATTGCGGGAGAAGTGGGAAACAAAACACGGCAGCAAGCCGCACCACAGAAAAACCGCAGAAACATTGCGTAAGGAGCTGGAATAATGGCGAGCGCAGGCGACCAAATCAATGCAGCACTCAGACTGATCGGCCAGCTTGCTGAAGGAGAGACGCCATCGTCCGAAACGTCACAAGACGCGCTTACGGCAATGAACCAGATGATTGATTCATGGAGCATTGAGCGACTTTCTGTATTCGCCACTCAAGATCAAGTATTCACCTGGCCCGCTGCTACTGCGACTCGCACAATCGGCCCGACTGGTGATTTTATCGGATTGCGCCCGATTGCAATTGATGACGCGACCTATTTCAAAGACCCGTCCAGCGGCATCAGCTACGGCATCAAGCTGATCAATCAACAGCAGTATGACGGAATTGCGGTCAAGACTGTAACCAGCACATATCCGCAGGTGTTGTTCGTCAACGAAAGCTATCCTGACGCGACGATGACCGTTTATCCGGTTCCGACAAAGGCGCTGGAGTGGCACATCATCAGTGTGCAGGAATTATCACAACCGGCGCTGCTGGCAACTACTCTGGCTTTCCCTCCTGGCTACCTTAGAGCATTTAAGTACAATCTTGCGGTTGAGATTGCTAATGAATTCGGCATTGAGCCGCCACCAACTGTACTACGCATCGCATTGTCGTCAAAGCGAGCATTGAAGCGCATCAATAACCCTGGTGATGTTATGAGCTTGCCTTATGCGCTTGTTGCGACTAGACAGCGTTTTAACGTGTTTTCTGGAAATTTCTAGCAATGGCTGGACGTAATTCTTTAGGCGGCCAAAATAAAAATGCACTTGCTGCATTTTTTAATACTCGAGATTGGATGAAAGCTAATCAGGAGTATGGCCCACGAACTGGGGGGGCCGCAGGAATGAAAGGGCTTGGTTATTTTGGCCCTGTTTCTCGCCCTGATGGAGATGTTTCTACAGAACTAAGTGCAGAAGCAGAAGGAATAAATTTTCCATTAATGGTTCCAACTCTTACACGTCAAGAGCTTGATCATATTTTATCTGGAGGAAGTCCAACAGATGAAATCTATAGAAAAGCATATATGCACGCGATAGAGAGAGGTAGGTCTGGTAAAGATCCATTCGCAACTCAATATGACACAAGAAGTCCTTTGCCAAAATGAAAACGCCACTGCTCGGATCATCTTATGTGGCTCGCAGCGTAAATGCGGCAGACAACAGACTTGTTAATCTGTTTCCAGAAGCTATCCCAGAAGGCGGTAAAGAAGCCGGATTCCTGAACCGTGCGCCGGGGCTTCGCTTGCTTGCAACTGTAGGAACCGGGCCTATTCGTGGGCTATGGCAGTTCGGCGGGTTCGGCTATGTGGTATCTGGAACGGCGCTTTACAAGATTGATTCCGCATGGGCAGCAACCTTGCTTGGTATCGTGACCGGAACCGGGCCTGTTTCAATGTCCGACAATGGAACTCAACTATTCGTTGCCTGCAATCCTGACGGCTACATTTACAACGTATCGACTGGAATATTCGGCCATATCACCAGTCCTAACTTCGCTGGTGCTGGAAGTGTTGGCTATCTTGATGGCTATTTTGTGTTCAACCAGCCTGATTCACAAATGTTCTGGGTGACAAGCCTGCTTGACGGCACAACTATTGATGCGCTCGACTTTGCCAGCGCAGAAGGTTCGCCAGACAAGATTATCTCCATGATTGTTGATCATCGTGAGATATGGCTATTCGGAACTAACAGCATTGAGGTCTGGTATGACGCTGGAACCGCTGATTTTCCAATGGCGCGAATTCAGGGCGCATTTATAGAAGTTGGCTGCGCGGCGGCTTATTCTGTCGCGCGTCTTGATAACTCGGTGTTCTGGCTTGGCTCTGATTCGCGCGGAAATGGGATTGTGTACCGTGCAAATGGCTACACGGGGCAAAGGGTATCTACTCACGCCATCGAGTTTGCAATTCAGGGTTACTCAACCATATCTGACGCCATCGCCTACACCTACCAACAGGAAGGCCACTCATTTTATGTGCTGACATTCCCAACAGCCGGTAAGACATGGGTTTATGATGTGTCTGTCAACGCATGGCATGAGCGAGCCGGTTGGGATTCTACTTTCGGACTGTTTACTCGCCATCGCTCAAACTGCCAGATGAATTTTAACAATGAGATCGTCGTCGGTGATTACGAAAACGGCAGCATCTACGCTTTCGATCTTGACGTATACGCTGACAACACAACCGCACAGAAATGGCTCAGATCATGGCGAGCATTGCCTGCCGGTCAGAATAACCTGAAAAGAACGGCGCATCACTCATTACAGCTTGATATCGAGGCTGGCGTAGGGCTTGTAACAGGCCAAGGAAGCGATCCTACCGTGTTGCTCAGGTGGTCTGATGATGGCGGTCATACGTGGGGAAATTACCACTCAAAACCGATTGGTAAGATTGGCGAGACTGGTAAACGTGTGATCTGGCGCAGGCTTGGCATGACGCTTAAATTGCGTGATCGAGTGTATGAGATTTCCGGCACTGACCCGGTTAAAGTGGCAATAATGGGCGCTGAATTGTCAATTGACGGGACTGGCGCATGAATATAACCAACATTCCCGCTCCGCGTGTTGACTTCGTTGATCCGCGCACTGGATTGATGTCTAGAGAATGGTATCTGTTCTTCCTTAATCTTTTTAATCTGGTGGGAGCTGGAACAAATGCAATGTCGCTGACTGACTTGCAAATCATGCCAATTGCGGAAAGATATGATGATGTTCTGGCTAAAATCGAGGATAATCAGACATTACCAGTATATCAACAACCGCAAGCAGACAAATATAATCGAGTGATGGCATGGCTTTCGACACCTACCTGACGCCAACTAAGCTTGGCCGTGGCGCAATTGCCACATCGCCAACCGTGACGACAGTCTATACATGCCCTGTTCTGACCCGCGCATTTGTCAAGAGCATTGATCTGTGCAACACAACCGCATCCAGCCTGACAATTACCGTTTACCTTGTTGAGTCAGGCGGAACACCTGGCGCATCGAATACGCTTGTCCCGACGATTACGCTGCCGCCTAATGGCATGTTCCAATGGTCTGGAAGCCAGATTATAAACGCTGGAGATACGATCCAGGCGACCGCATCAGGTGCTGGTGTCACGATCAACGCAAGCGGAGCGGAGGCTGTATGATTGTTTCTTATCCTGATTTAGATGAAAACTACTTAATAAACGTATCTCGCGGATATGTAATAGGTGCCGAGCCATTTTCCGGATATGGCAAGCGCGTGACAGCCGGAGCGGAGACTAATGTTCTATGGCCTAATGGAGCATGGGTTAACCCGCCAAGCGCCGGAGTACAAATGGCGATTGTTTCAGCGTCTGCTAGTGATTCTGCCGCTGGGACTGGTATCAGGTCAGTAGAAATTCATTACATTGATGCAAATCTCGCAGAACAGGCGGAAACTGTAACAATGAATGGCACAACGCCAGTCAATACGGTGGCAACTAATATCCGCTTTATCCAGTGTATGCACATGGCGTCATACGGATCAGGTAAGGCCGCAGCCGGTAACATTACGGCG